CCCCCATCAAAAATAAAACACACAAGAAAAAAATTACATATATAATCCGCAAAACTAACGGCTGCTACTCCGCCTATGTACACACCTGTAATTGATTTCAACATTCCGCTTGCGGACTACTCCCCGACATTTGAGTCGCTGGAGACCCGCGTAGCCGCAGCCATGGCTGCGTTAGTAGACACTAACAATCTGCCACCACCAAACGAAATATCCGAAACGGACAAGCACAAAGCCCGCGAGGTATTCATTGGGAACGAGTTGGCGTCAGACGAGGACTTATCTTCCCCCGGCATGGTGGTGTATCTGCAGTCTTTGTTGTCAGAATACGACACGGTAATTATAAAGTCAGCGCAGCAGATGCGAACCTATGTAACTAATAAACTGCTATTTGAAACGGCAAACGCTGACCCCCGCATACGGATGAAGTCACTGGAACTGCTAGGTAAGATTAGCGATGTTGGGTTGTTCACGGATAAGACAGAAATCACAATGCGCCACCGGCCTACGGAAGAGCTGGAACAGATGCTGCGTGAACGCTTGACCAAAGTGCTGGAAGCGGAAGTTGTGGACAACAAGAAGCCGACCAAGTCCCAAGTGCAGATAGATATTAGCGACGTCGAAGCAATCTGATGGACCAAACCCTAACTCCAGAGATCATTGACCGGATTTCTAAAAAGCTGCCTCCAGACGAGGCGGTGGAGTTACTTGCTATGTTTGCGGAGTTAGACGGCAGGAAGCGCCAGCAACTGGCCCAGAACGACTTTCTATCGTTCATTGCTGCTATAGATGCTAACTATAAGTTTGGCGTTCACCTAAAACGACTGGGGAACCTGCTGATGGAGGTCGAGCAGAACCTCAAGAACCGGATTGCGGTGTCTATGGCACCTCGTATGGGTAAATCCCAGATGATTTCTATCTACTATCCAGCTTGGTACTTGGGAAAACACCCCGACCATAAGGTAATTGTGGCCTCACACACTGCGGATTTGGCGATTGTCATGGCTCGCAAGGTGCGAAATCTGATTAATACGCCCGAATACAAGGCAATTTTCCCCGATACAAACATTGCAAGCGACGCAAAAGCTGCTGCGCAATGGAATACGACCAAAGGTGGCGAGTATTTTGCAATTGGTGTGGGTGGTGCGCTGGCCGGACGTGGTGCCCACTTGATTATTGCCGACGATCCGCTGTCTGAGCAGGACATTAAGGCTGGAAACACTACATCTTTGGACAATACATACGAGTGGTTCAGTGCTGGTCTGCGTACTCGACTCATGCCAGACGGGAAAATCTGTGTTTTACACACAAGGTGGCACCAGAGGGACCTGATTGGGCGGCTAATTAAGGATTCCGCCATGAATGAGGGTGGGGACAGCTACGAAACCTTTGAATTTCCTGCAATTTTGAACGAAGGCACGGATAACGAGAAGTCAATCTGGCCAGAACAGTGGTCAATCGAGTCACTCCAACAGACCCGGGCGTCAATGCACCACATCATGTGGCAGTGGTACGCTCAATACCAGCAAAATCCAACAGCAGCCGAAGCTGCGATCATAAAGCGGGACTGGATACGCTGGTGGGAGAAGGATGACCCGCCCCCGATAGATTTTATGGTGCAGTCGTTTGATACGGCGCTTACTACCAAGGAGCGGTCTGACTTTTCTGTGTGCCATACGTGGGGGGTGTGGACAAATGACGACGATGGCAGCTCTAATGTCATACTGCTGAACAAAGTCAAGGGGAAGTACGAGTTTCCTGAGCTAAAAGCCATGGCGCACGAGCAGTACAAGGAATGGGAGCCGGACAGCGTAATTGTTGAGGCCAAGGCCAGTGGTCAGCCGCTGATTGACGAGATGCGAAGGTCAGGTATATTTGTGCAGGACTTTAGTCCCGGCAAGGGTCAGGATAAAATTGCGCGGCTTAATGCCGTGGCAGATATGTTTGCGTCAGGACACGTTTGGTTTCCCGAGACTGCGTGGGCTGCGGCCACTGTGGAGGAGATTTTGGCGTTTCCCGCAGGCGAGCATGACGACGAGGTGGACACCATGACGCTTGCCTTAATGAGAATTCGTAAAGGTGGACTCTTGCGCTTGAGCAGTGACCACGAGGATAATGAACCCCATTACGCGGCCCGTCGGCAGGCGTATTACTAAGGACTTTAAATGGCTACTAATATGTTCCCCTCTTTGAACCCAGCACCGCTTGGGTTAGATGCACTGGCCCCTGAGTTGGATGAGGGTCCCGGCATTGAGATTCAGATTGAGAACCCTGAGGGTGTGATCGTCGGCATGGACGGTGTTGAGATTGACTTGATGGAGATTGTCAAGGGCGAGAAAAGCGACGACTTTGACGTTAACCTTGCCGAAGAGATGGACGAGGGCGAGTTGCAGAAAGTTGCCAGCGACTTGGTTGAACTGATAGATGCAGACATTGGCAGCCGCAAAGACTGGGTTGAGATGTATGTCAAAGGTCTTGATGTTTTGGGGATGAAATATGAAGAACGTACTGAACCGTGGCTCGGTGCTTGCGGTGTTTTCTCAACGGTACTCACAGAAGCTGCTGTACGGTTCCAAAGCGAGACTATCATTGAAACGTTCCCTGCTCAAGGCCCGGTCAAAACCGAGATCATCGGCGCAATTGATAAACTTAAAGAAGAAGCTGCGGAGCGTGTCCGGGAGGACATGAACTACCAGTTGACCGAGGTGATGTCTGAGTATCGCCCTGAGCATGAGAAGATGCTGTACTCCCTTGGCTTGGCCGGTAGTGCGTTCAAGAAAGTTTACTACGATCCCGGTCTGGCGCGTCAAGTCGCGGTGTTTATTCCTGCTGAAGACATCATTATTCCGTATGGCGCGTCGAGCCTGAAGACATCGGACCGTGTTGCGCACATCATGCGTAAGACCAAGAACGACATGAAGAAGCTGCAGGTAGCGGGCTTTTATCGTGATATTGAGCTGGGTGAACCGCAAGTTATCCATACGGACATTGAGAAGAAGAAAGCGGAAGACCAAGGGTTTACGCTTACGGACGACGACCGCTATCAGATTTTGGAAATCCACGTTGACTACGATTTGCCGGGTTACGAGGATGAAGATGAGATTGCACTGCCATACGTGGTGACAATAGATCGCGGCACTAACAAAGTGTTGGCCATCCGCCGTAACTGGAACCCAGAAGACAAGCGCAAACTAAAACGCGATCACTTCGTACAGTACACATACATACCCGGCTTTGGTGCTTACGGTCTTGGCTTGATCCACTTGATCGGCGGCTACGCACGCGCAGGTACTTCTATCATTCGTCAACTCGTGGATGCAGGCACATTGGCTAACTTGCCCGGTGGTCTGAAAGCTCGTGGCTTGCGCATCAAAGGTGACGATACACCCATAAACCCCGGTGAGTTCCGTGACGTAGATGTGCCAAGCGGTGCGGTCAAAGACAACATCATGATGTTGCCGTACAAAGAACCATCACAGGTGCTGCTGGCGCTACTGAACCAGATCACTGACGAGGGCAAACGTCTTGGCTCTATTGCTGACATGAACATCAGCGACATGAGTGCAAATGCTCCGGTGGGTACCACGCTTGCATTACTCGAGCGTCAGCTAAAGACAATGTCTGCTGTACAGGCCCGCGTGCACTACAGCATGAAGCAAGAGTTCAAACTCCTGCGTGACATCATCCGCGACTACACACCAGATCAGTACAGCTTTGATCCATCAAGCGGCGACCGCATGGCAAAGCAAGAAGATTACGATATGGTGGACGTAATCCCTGTGTCTGATCCCAACAGTGCGACGATGGCGCAGCGCATCATGCAGTACCAAGCGGTGATGCAGTTGGCACAACAGGCTCCGCAGATTTACGACTTGCCTATATTGCACCGTCAGATGATCGAGGTGTTGGGTGTGAAGAACGCTGACAAACTTGTACCTACAGATGACGACATGACACCACGCGATCCTGTCTCGGAAAACATGGCGTTCCTCAATGGCAAACCAACCAAAGCGTTTATCTATCAAGACCACGACGCACACATTGCTGTTCACACCAGCCTGATGCAAGACCCGCTCATAATGGCGCAGATTGGACAGAACCCACAAGCGCAAAAGATGATGGCTGAGATTCAGGCCCACCTCTCAGAACACTTGGCGTTTGCGTACCGTAAGAAAGTGGAAGAACAGCTTGGCGTGCCATTACCACCACCCGACGAAGCGATGCCAGAAGATGCAGAAGTTATGTTGTCACGTCTGGTTGCTCAAGGCGCACAACAAGTGCTGGCTGCGAGTAAAGGTCAGGCGGCAAGTCAGCAAGCTCAGCAGATGCAGCAGGACCCAGTTATGCAGTTGCAGCAAGCAGAGTTGGCGATCAAGAAACAAGAAGCTGACATCAAAGCGCTCAAGGTCAAGGGTGACTTGCAGCTTAAGGCCGAGGAGTTGTCACTCAAGGCGCAAGAAAACGCAGCTAAAACAGGTGAAGACCCAGCCATGGCATCAATGCGCTTACAGCAAGAAATTATGCAGGCGCAAGAGCTACACGGTATGGAGATGGCTGCTAAACGGATGGAGCTTGAACAGGCTCAGGCCCAGCAACAGCAAGCTATGCAGCAGCAACAAGCGCAGGTCCAACAGAAGATGGCTCACGGCGGACAGGTACATAGCCAGAAGTTGGAGCATGCCGAGATGGACAGACTTGCAAAATTATTACAAGGCAATAGGGAGTAATCATGGCCAATCTGCTTGAAGTTTTAGACGGCAAACTAAACGAACACGTCAAGCAGTTGGTTGACGTAATTAGTGCTGGTGGAGCTAAATCCCATGAGCACTATAAAGAACTGTGCGGAACTATCCGAGGTCTGCAAACCGCGCAGTATGAAATTGCTGACCTCGTGCGAAAAACTAAGGATTATGACGATGACTGATTTCGACGTTAGTGCGGTCGATCTGACGGGATTGCTAAACACATCCGCTGAAGAAAAAGCCAAACAAGTGCCGGACCCCGCGACGTACCATATTTTGTGTATGTTGCCCAAAGCTGAAGAAGAATTCAGCGAGACAGGGATTTTAAAATCTGCCACGATAATGCACCACGAGGAGCTTTTATCCCCCGTGTTATTTGTCGCAAAGATTGGCCCCGATGCGTTTAAAGACGCTGCCAGATTCCCATCTGGCCCATCATGCAAAGTTGGTGATTTTATTTTGGTTCGTCCAAACACCGGAACGCGCATGAAGATTCATGGCACCGAATGGCGTCTAATTAATGACGATTCCGTACAAGCCGTTGTGCAAGACCCTCGTGGTATCCAGCGTCCAACTTAAGGAGTAATCATGGCTGAAATTGAAAAGACAGAATTTGAGTTTCCTGATGAAGCGGAAGTCAACGCCCGTAAGGGTGGCAAGGTTGTAGAACCTGAGTCCGACGAACCGGAAATTGAAGTCGTAGACGATACGCCTCTTGAGGACCGTGGGCGCAAACCCATGTCTGAACCTCCCAAAGAGGTGACGGATGATGAGTTGTCAAAGTACGACGAAAGTGTTCAAAAACGCATAAAACACTTTACAAAAGGCTATCACGACGAGCGCCGCGCTAAAGAAGCGGCTGAACGTGAGAAAGAAGAAGCACTGCGGTTTGCCCGGTCTTTGGCTGAAGAAAACAACAAACTTAAAGGTTCTGTTAACCAGAATCAGACAGCTTTGATTGAACAAGCCAAAAAAGTGGTGGCCAACGAGCTTGAAACTGCAAAACGTCAGTACAAAGAAGCCTACGAAGCGGGTGACTCTGATGCTCTGGTGAACGCCCAAGAAGCGCTTACCTCAGCCAAGATGAAAGCGGAAAAAGTAAATAATTTTCGCCCAGCCCCTTTACAGGTTGAAAAAACTGATGTACAACCTGCATATCAGCCCCAACCGGCTGCACCCGTGGACGAAAAACTGCTTGCATGGCAAGACCAAAATCAGTGGTTTGGGTCCAATAAACGGATGACAGCTTATGCCCTCGGCTTGCACGAGGACTTGGTAGGGGAAGGAATTC